AAATAGTTTAATGATATTAATAATGCTTACTTTTATGGGTTGTGCTAAAGAAACACCTAAACTAGACGCAATGGGTAAATTTTTTGATTGTTTAGGGGATAGTAGTAAGTGTGAGAAATTAAAGAATTCCGTTGAGGAATAGTCCTATGCAGACTTTAAAAAGCAAAAATAAAGGAGGAAGAAACATTATGTTTTTTTCAAAAAGTAAGGTTGCAGTAGCAACTAGAGGCAGAAAAAGACTGTCTAAAACTCAAAAAGTATTAAACTTATTTGAGAAAGGTGAACCAGTTTCTTGGAAACATTTAAGAAACAGATATGACCTAATATCACCAAGAGCGATGGTTGACAAACTACGTTCAAAAGGTCATATGATTTATATTAATAAATCATCTTCAGGTACATCTTATAGATTGGGTACTCCTACAAAAGCTATTATAGCTGCTGGGATAACTAAACTATACGGTACCGAATACGCATACTAATTGCGTAATTGAATCGTAACCAATACGATTGATGTAGGCGACTCTCGGGTCGCCTATATTTTTATATACTATGAAAACAACAGATTTAACACCAGTAGAAATTCATAATAACATCTATTACAAAAGGGATGATTATTATGCTCCATATGGTAAAGACAATGTTAATGGAGGTAAGACAAGACAGGCAATTTGCTTGTTTAGAGAATTAAAAGATGAAATTAAAAACAAATATAATGGTGGAGTAGTTACAGGTTCATCTGTTAATAGTCCACAAGCACCTATCATAGCGGCAGTTGCTCAAGACTTTGGTTTTAAATGTGTTATAGGTGTGGGTGGTACAACACCTAAAACAATAGACACCCACCATATGATGAGATTATCAAGACACTATGGTGCTGATATTGAAAATGTTGCAGGTCACGGATATACAGTTGCAATAGATAGTGGATTAAAAAAGAAAGTAATATCTAAAAAAGGTTATATGTTAATCAAGTTTGGTAATAGTGCTGCTACGAATCCTGAATCAATATTTGATAGTGTTGCTAATCAAGTTGAAAACATACCTGACAAGTTAGATAATATAGTTATTTCAGTAGGTAGTGGTATACAGTTTGCAGGTATAGTAAAAGGTATAGAGAAGTTTAAGAAAAAGGTAAAAAGAATTATAGGGGTCACGTTTGTTGACCGTAGTAAAAAGATTGATGAGTATTTAAATCAATTTAGTAATCTTGAATTAGGGTTTAAGAACTTTCAAGATTATGAAATGTACAAAACAACTTTACCATATTCAAAATCAGTATGGGAAGATGTTGGTAATGGCTTTATTGACGATATATATGAAGGTAAAGCACATAAATGGATGAGAGAGAATATAGATACTACAAAAGAAAAGACGCTATTTTGGAGTATAGGGAGAAGATTGACAGCGGAACAAGTAGATAAGTTATATAAATAGATATATGATTAATATTAGAAATTGGAGTATAAAATGGCAGAAGAAGCAAAACAACATCCATCATTAATGAGTAGGACGTCAATGCAAGCAATGGCAGCTACGGCTGGTTCAGCAGACTTGTTATTTTCAGAAGTCCTAACTAGAGTAAATAACGCAAAAGATAAAGCTAAAAAGATAGAGGTCTTAAAAAAATATGACCATCCATCTTTGAGAAGTATATTAAAAGGATCGTTTGATCCTAGTATTGAGTGGGAATTACCAGAAGGTACACCACCATATATGGAAAATCCAGCACCGAAAGGTACTGAACATACAATACTTAAAACTGAAGCAAAACGTTTGTGGCATTTTATTAAAGGCGCAGATATTAAAACTACAAAAACTCAAAAAGAAACTTTGTTTATCCAAATGTTAGAAGGATTACATATGGACGAAGCAAGAGTATTGTTAAGTGTAAAAGATAAAACTTTACATAGAGCATATAAAGGGTTAAGCGACTCTGTAGTAAAAGAAGCGTTTGGATGGAACGAGTTGTATCAAAAAATAGAACAAAAATAGAACAACCTGTTAAAAAGGCGCATAAAATAAGGGTTTTTTGTGCTTGACTTTCCTTATGGTTTTGTGTATAATAGATACATATAAACAATAAATATTAAGGAGAGATATATATTATGAAAAAAGTGATGTTTATTATACTATTGAATTTAGTACTATGGTTTGGACTAACTAGTCTATCCAATGTTGCTAATGCAAATGATTATAATAAAGCAGTTATATCACACGTTATCAAAGAAAAACTTGACGGTAACGGTGTTGACCATACTGCTTTAATGGAACAAGAACTTAACAGGATTGTATATGCTATGATAAATGAGTTTAGTGGCGTATTACAAGAACACCTACCAAATATCCTAGATAGTCTTGCTAGTGAAATCAGACAAAAAAACGATAAAGAGTTTAAATGTGCTCTTTTAAAAGGTAGTGACTATGAGTGTAATTGAAAATATAGTTAACACATTAAATTGGATATATGTTTATGTACCAAAAGAATTAGTGATAGTAATTCTGGCGAGTTTGATAATGTTTATTTTTTTAGAAATAGGAGATAGAAAAAGAAAAAGACAATGGCTAAAAGAATACGAACAAGACAAACCAGTAAAAGGCAAAAAGTCAAAAAAAGACTAAAGATGGAATTGGCCGAAGTGAAAACTCGTAAGTACAAAACTACCTTCAAAGATATTAAGAAGTTTTTTAAACTTATTAATAAACACGTATTTGATGGTAAACTATCTCCGTTTAATGATATTAAAATTAAACAAATAAAGGATAGAGAATATCCTAGAGTATGGGGTCAAGTTGTAATTAATGACCAAGAGAGAAAAGGAACTAGAAATTTTGTATTAGAAATGATACCTAAATACAAGAATAAACAAGAATTTGTGGACACTTTAGCCCACGAAATGATACACCTGTTTCAGATGAGTAATTTAGGAGATACAGGAAATCATAATGATATGTTTTATAGCTATAGACCTAAACTAAATGCTATAGGATTAGATATATAATAGAAAGAGAAGTAAATTATGGGTGAGGTGAGAAAGACAAAGGAACTAGACCACTATTTAAAGAGAATAATCTTAAAAGTTCCAGATAAAATTCAACAATTTATAGATAATGAAAACGGTGAATTCTCTATGACTTATTATACTGGCGATTGGTCAAAAGACATATATGATAACTTTACTGAACTACAAGCAGAAAAGATATTTAAAAATATGGCACAATTCCAGAATAAGATAAGTTTTATCCAAAAGAAAAATCAACCATCAATCGGTGGTTATGAGTACAAAGTAGCGAGGTTTTAATGAAACTGAACTTAAAAAAATATTCAGGTGCTTTCAGAAAAACATATTGGTGGTTTAAAGCATCCTTACTAGTTGTTTTTATATCAGCATTAGCATATGGGTATGGAACATTTAAACCTAATCCTATTGCAGTTAAAGAAGCAACAGAAGAAGTTAGAATAGAACACGCTGAATGGGCACAAAAGTTAGGATTAAATGAACCTAGTTTTGAATATACAAACTCAAAAGAATTTATATTAGAACTTAACAAGTGTGTTGATTTTTTAAATTATCATACACCACCAGATAAAAGAGTACCTATTCAAATGGTGACAGCACAAGCAGCATTAGAGTCTGCCTGGGGTAGAAGTAGATTTGCTGTTAAAGCAAATAACTTATTTGGTATTAGAGTATTTAAAAGTACAAACAAACACTTATTACCAGAAGGTGTTGAGGAATGGCCAGGTTGGGGAGTTAGAGTATTTGAAACAAAATGTAATTCAGTTAAAGAATACATAAGAATATTAAATGAACACCCAGCATATAAAGAGTTTAGAGCATTAAGAGCAAAATTACTAAAAGAAGGTGAACTACTAGACGCAAAAGCATTAGTAAGAACTTTAGATAAATTTTCTACTACAGAAGATTATGATGAAAGAGTTATTAATATAATGAGTAAAGTAGAAAAAGTATTAAACGATATTAAAGAGGAATAATGAGAAATTTGTTTTTCATTTTAGTAGTACTATTAAGTGCTATATCTATATCAGGTATTGCTGCCGCTTATAGTATTATAGGATTAGCAACTCTATTTGCAGGTGCTAAAGTAGCAATTATTGCTATGGGTACTTCATTAGAAGTTGGTAAGTTAGTTGCCGCCAGTTGGTTGTATCATAATTGGAGAAATGCAAATCTACCACAATCAATAAAGGCATATTTAACAACGTCTGTTATTGTATTAGTATTTGTAACTAGTATGGGTATCTTTGGTTTTCTATCAAAGGCACACCTAGACCAAGTAAGACCTACAAGTGATAATGCAGTACATATAGCATTAATAGATAGACAAATTTTACAAGAAAACGTTGTTATAGATAGAGCAGAAAAGACATTAAACTTATTAGACAAAGCATTAGAGGTATATATAGATAAGGAATATGTTAGTAGAGGACTAAAAGAACGTAAGAAACAAAAAGAAGAAAGAGATTTTTTAAATAATGAAATAAGAGTTGCAATGGATAAGATTGCAAAATTGACATTAGAAAAAGGTAATATAGAACTAGACCAATTAAAGATAGAAGCAGATGTTGGTCCACTTAAATATGTTGCAGAATTAATATATGGTGATGAAGCAAAAGAACATTTTGATAAGGCAGTTAGATGGATTATCATTGTATTAATATTTGTATTTGATCCATTAGCAGTATTGTTATTGATTGCCGCTAACATATCATTAAGAGAAAGAAAATTACACAATGAAGCGAAGAATAAGAAGAAAGAAAAAGAGATTAATTGGCAAAGGGAAGCGACTAGAGCGAAAACTATATCGCAAGGTCTCCGAGATAAGCAAAAGTTTTACAAAACATTTTTTGCAAAACTAGGTAAAAGAGATTTAAAGAATAGAGATTATGAAGAGTTTTTTAAGAGTATGGGTACGGAAGAGTTGATGAAATTAGGTTTAGATCCAGATGAGATACGAATCAAA